GTGAAGAACCTGCCGCCGAAAGTCCACGCGAAGGACGGCCGGTATTATTACGTCGACAAAAACAAATGGAACAAACTGACCCGCATCGACGAGGGGGCATCGGCGCTCTACACGGCGCTGCAGAAGTGGACCTCCGATCGGCCGGCGACCTACGGCCAGCTGATGATCCTTTACGTGGCGCGCGCGCTGCCCGAGCTCAAGCCCGCCACCCAGCCCGAGTACATGCGGCAGATCAACGGCCGCCTGCAGCACCACTTCGGCCACATGATTTTGAACACGCTCGAGCCGACCCACATCGCGCAATACCTGCAGCTGCGAAAGACCGAGGGCGCACCGAAGGGCGGCAATCGCGAGCGCGCGACGTTGAGTTCGATCATCAGCTGGGGGATGCGCTTCGGCTGGTGCACGGTCAATCCCTGCTACGGTGTCCGCCGCAACAAGGAAACCCCGAGCAAGGTGTACGTCGAGGATGCGCAGCTGAAAGACGTGATCGACCGCGCGCCAGTCTGCCTGCGCGATCTGCTGGCGGTCGCGTTCCTGACCGGGCTGCGCCAGGGCGACTTGCGAATTCTCACCCGCGAGAACATCACCGACCGCGGGATCGAGTTGCGCCAGTCGAAGGACGGCAAGCACCGGATCATCTCGTGGAGCCCGGCGACGAAGTACTTCATCGACTCGGCGCTCGCCCGCAGCACCTGCGACCATGTGTTCGTGGGCGAGGCCGGCAGGCCCTACTCGATGGACGGTCTGCAGTCCGCCATGAAGCGATTGAAGGCGCAGTGCGGCGGCACCCTGTTCAAGTTCCGCGAGCTCCGCCCGAAGGCGGCGAGCGACGCGGAGCACAACGTGCTCGGCCATGACGCCATGATGCTGCGGACCTATGTGCGAGCGCAGACGCTCAAGCCGGTGCGGTGATGGCCAAACGTACGATCACGGTCGAAGTGGATCCGGTCGTGTACGAACTGCTCGAGGTTCTGACGAAAGGGGAGATCGCCAACTCGGTCGAGTCGGTCGTGCGCCAGCTGATCGACCACGCGCAGCAGGGCGTGTATCGGCCGGGCTCGTGGGAACGGCCGTGGCTCGAACAGGCCTTCGGGTCTGACTGGATTGAGCATCTGCAGCGCGGAGATCCCTACGGGCGCGAGGCGAATTCGTTTGGCTCCCCATTCCAGCGGCCCCGGGTGCGGTGATGTGCTGGCTGTATCGTCGTGTGCAGGAGCCTGGAGCGGCGAGCGTCGGGTTTGAGATCGGCTTTTTTGTACCTATCGTCCAGACGCCTGCCGGGAATTGGGTGAGCCAGTGGGAGTGCGTCCGCGTCTATCCGCGTGAGGAAGCGGCAGCGGTTGCGGTCAATTATTTGAACGGCGGCAGTTCGCCGCCCGCCCTCCAGCCGGTGGTGCGCTGATGGCCTACCAAAGTCCCACACAGGCCCAGCTGAGCAACGGACTTTTGATCCGTTGCCAGGGCGTCTCTAAGCACTGCAGGTCAATCTCAATCGGCGGGCGTTTGTTGGGTTCCGGGCTTAGAGGGAATTCGGCTCAAGGCCTTCAAAAATCTCACAATTTACACGGACTGTTAATCCGTTGGTCGGCGGTTCGAATCCGTCCCGGGGAGCCACTTTTCAATGACTTACGCGCGCCGGGCTTTCCCAATCCTCTAAGTCTCAAAGGCCCCCTTAGAGACTCCAATCCACCCCCCAGCGGCGCGCATTCCAGCGCCTCCGGGGCTGCCCTTCCCGGCGCTCACCACCAACCCCCTACCACCCTACCGCCCTGCCTCAGATCTCGGCGCTACGGGCTTCCTATTGCGTTCACCCGGAGGCCCACCCGGGCCAAACCCGGTTTAAACCGGGTTACTGTTCATCCATACAGGTGCGGCCAATCTGCACCCAGGCAATGCAGATTCGGCGTACTGCCAACGTCAGTACGTTGTATGGACGTCCGGCCGTGAGCCGCCACACCTGGAATCTGAAAGCGGCCGCCCAGAACGTCACGCAGTACCAGTGCAAGCGCTGCGGCGCGGTGAAGACCTCGAAGTCCAACCCGAACGGGTTCCCGACCGTCACCTACGTGACGATGGATCAGCAATCGACCCGCACCGCGCCGCCGTGCAAGGCAGCGACGCCGTGATCTGTCTGGTCTGTCGTCTCTGCTCGCAGGTGTGGTGGGCCTGGTCGGTCAATCACGGCCGCCGCTGCAAGTGCGGCGGCGAGCTCGTCGCGTGGCCGCGATGAGCGGTGAAATAGTGACCGACTATCTGAAGGCGCTGGTGAACACCGGCCTATATGGCGCGACGGTCGGCGAGGTCAAAGAGCGGCTTGTCTGCGAAGGCATCGAGCGCGCTTTGCGTCACGGCGTCATCCCACGGCGGTATCTGTACTTCGGGTATGAGTCGCAACCTCCGACGAAGTTGTGCCAGTGCGAGGATTGTCGATGGGCGCGCAGACCGTCAGCCAAGGCGAAGCCATGAGCCCGGTATTCGGCAAGGTGCTGCTCGCCTCGACGCTGGCGCTGATCGCCGTCGCGAACTATTACCTGGCCTCGCGGCTGGTGGGCTTCGACACGAAGGAATCCTTGCTCATCGCTCTGATCTCGGTCGTGTGTACGATCGGAAGCTGGCATCCGTGAGCCGCGCCGCCCTCGCCGTCGTGCGCCACCGCAAGCAGCCGATCCACGTCGTGGTCTGCGTCGGCTGCGGCTGCGATGACCTGCACGCCTGCGAGACGGCGATCGGCGGCGCCTGCTACTGGGTCGCGGTCAATCACAAGCGCTTCGTCGGGATCTGCAGCGAGTGCGCCGAGCCGATGATGCAGGCGCTGCTCGAGCGCCACAAATGAACCGCGCCGTCACCCGCGCCGCGCTCGAGCGCCAGCTGCAGATCCTCGCCGATCGGCTGAAGGTGGCGGAGGCCCGCACTCCGCGCGTCGATGCGTGCAGGCCGATCACGGCGCACGTCATCGAGCATCGGCACGGTGAGCAGATCCACTTCGACGTCACGGTCAACCTGCAGGCCATCGTGCAGGATCTCGGCCGCCGCGCAGAACGCAATCGCTCGCATGTCACGATCGTCGCCGGCGGCGGCGTCCGCGTGGAGCACATCCCATGAATTCGATGGACCGCACCCCGCAGCAAATGCGCGAGGACGCGCTGATGTGGTCGCGCGCCAAATTCCCGGCCGTCGCGGTCGGCCGGTACCGGGACGCGGCTGATCAGATCGAGCGTCTCGAAAAGATACTGCGCGCCAGCATGCACGCGCTGCGCAGTTACGAGTATGGCAACGCTGCGACCGAAGTTGCGAAGGAGGTCGCGGACGCGGCCGAGCTCGTTCTACAAAAGGAGACCCCATGAGCCAGGACGCTTTCGATCGCGAGTTGAACGGGCCGAATGAGCCGACGCAGCTGCAGCTGGACCAGGGGCGCATCAAGGCGCTCGAGGCTGCGTTGCTCGATGCAGCGCAACGGTTACGGCGTGCTGCGATCGCGGGCGGCACCGATCCGGAATACGCCGACCTCGCGGTCGCGAAGTATTTTGAAATACTTTTCCCGGCCTTGACCGCCACCGAGCAGCACGCACTGATGGAATCCGACACACACAAGGGGCGACGATGAAAACCTATAGCCAAGCGCCAGACGCCGAGGGCCATGTCGAAAAGATGCGGGCCTCGCATCACGAGGAACTGGAGGGCGTGACCATCGCGCCGCTGTTCGTGTTCGACTCCGAAGAGTCGAGCCTGTCGGTGTTGAAGCACGGCGGCTATTGGGCGGCCGCGACCATGCGCATCACGCCGCTGAAGGATCGCGCGCTCGGCATCGCGGACGCGCAGATCGTCATCGACCGCGCCTGCTGGGCGAAGTACTCCGCGCGGCAGCGCAACGCCCTGGTCGACCACGAGCTCACGCACCTGACGCGCAAGATCGACAAGGAAACCGGCGAGATGGTGACGGACGCCCTCGACCGGCCGAAGCTCATCCTGCGCAAGCACGATCACCAGTTCGGCTGGTTCGACGAGGTCGCGCAGCGCCACGGCGAGGCCTCGATCGAAGTCCAGCAGGCGCGGCGGCTCGTGGAAATCTCCGGCCAGCTCTATTTCGATTTTTCCGCGCCGCCGGCGACGCCACCGAAGCGCGAGCGCAAAGTCGCCGACCGAGCGGACCTGAACGGATGAGGGCCATTTCGCTTTGGCAGCCCTGGGCCAGCGCCATCGTGCGCGGGAAAAAGACTGTGGAAACCCGGTCATGGTCGACGGAGTATCGAGGGGTCGTCGCTATTCATGCGGCTCGCCGATGGACGCGTGAGCAGCAGAAAATGTGCAGCAGGTATCTCACAGTCTTACTGCATGAGATTCCTCTTGGCGAACTCGTGGCGACTGCCGAGATCGTCGCTTGCGTTCCGACCGAGCAATTCACGCCGCACCACCTCGAGAGCGTGTGGGGCGACTACAGCTACGGTAGATTCGCGTGGGTGCTCGACAATGTGCAGCCGCTTAAGCCGATTCCCTTCGTGGGCCGGCAGAGCTTCTTCACCGTGCCTGACGACCTAATATACGAGGCGAAGCCATGAGCACCTGGCGCAACCGCATCGTCGGCGAGGGCCAGGAAGATCCGGCCGCGATCACCGAGAACCCGCTCAATTGGCGCGTGCATCCGAAGCTGCAGCGCGAGACGCTCGAGGACAGCCTGTCGACGATCGGCTGGATCCAGAAGCCGATCATCAACCGCACCACCGGGCACCTGATCGACGGGCACCTGCGCGTGCTCTCCGCGGCCGCGCGCGGCGAGCCCTTCGTGCCAGTCACCTACGTCGAGCTCACCGAGGACGAGGAGCGCGCCGCGCTCGCGTCCTTAGATCCGATGGCGGGCATGGCGGTGATGGACGGCGAGAAGCTGACCGAGCTCCTGACCGATCTCGAGATGGGCGGCGGCGAGTTGAATGCCCTGTTCGATGACTTGCGCGAACAGGCCGAAGGCTCGACACTGGCGGCCGCCGAGAAATCGGGGACCGGGCTGCTTTCCAAAGGCCTGCCGGTGGTCAAGGCGGTGATCGCAGTCACGGACATGAACGTGATCGAGCGCGCGCTCGCAGCCACCGGACAGGCGGGGCGCGGCGATGCGCTGCTCACGATCTGCAGGGAGTTCCTGAAAAATGAAAAAGGACAACACGACGCTGGACCGGAAGACCGCGCTGCGCCTATCGCTGCTGCGCAAGATCCCCTGGCCGATCATCCTCGAGACGCACGGGGGCGTGGGCCAAATCTGGAAGCGGATGTACAGCCAGTACCCGCTGGGCATCGTGTTCGAGGAGAAGTCGGCGAAGGCGGAGCGGCTCGCGATCCAGCGCCCGACGTGGGCCGTCTACGAAGCGGACTGCGTAAAATCACTGCGAGCCGGCATCGGGGCACACCTAAAAATAAACTTCATCGACCTTGATCCCTACGGCGAGCCGTGGGCGGCGCTCGAGGCGATCTTCGCATCCGAGCGGCCCTGGCCGACGCGCCTCGGCATCGTGGTCAACGACGGGCTGCGCATGAAGTGCAAGCTAACCGGCGGCTGGGACGTCGAGAGCTTGCGGCCCGCGGTGCGCCAGTTCGGCAACGCCGCGATGTATCCCGAATACCTGATGGTGGCCCGCTGGAACCTCGAGCGCATCACCGCGACGCGCGGCTATCGGCTCACCGATTGGGCGGGCTACTACTGCGGCCACGGCGACTGCATGACCCATTACGCGGCGGTCCTCGATCTGTGAGCGCGCGGGATCCGGATATCGAAATGGCGTTCGTGCGTTCGTTGTCGGTGCACGGCGTGGTTCTCTCCGGCGGCCTCTCGGCCGAGGACACCCGCGAGCGGATCCGCGTGGCGATCCTCATGCAGCGGCGCGAGGCCTGCGAGCTCGCCCCGGGATTGACCTACGCCGAGGCCTTCCGCCGTTGCTACGGCAAACCCATTGAACTGCGCAAAGTGGTGCGCGATCGGTTCGGGCGTCCGATGGAATACGCCCAGCTTGGAGGGAAAGAAAATGCGGAACCAGAATCAGACGAAAGCCTCGATGACCCCGACGAAGACCCAGGCGAGCTCGCGGCCGGCGAGCATCAGCGCGCCGGCCCCTAAGAAGCGGCGGGTGCTCACCGCCCCGAAAACCAATCGGGCTCGGCGCGGCCGCAACTAGCGGTGAGCGTTGGCGTCGATCATGCGCTGGCGCCAATCGTTGTACGCCTGCGCGACGATCGCGAGCTTGGCGTGATCGGCGTCGCAGGCATCTAGAACAGCGGCGGTGTCGGCTTCGATGGCAGGTCCCGCTGCAGCTGCGCCTTGGCTTTCGGGTAATCCTCCGACGGGCTGACTTGCGCAGGCAGCGGATCGGGGACCGGGTACGGCGCTTTGACGTACGCCGTTGTCGTGCAGCCGGCGAGCCAGGTCAGCATTAGCGCCAGCGGAATCATTGAGTTTCTGTTCATAGACGGCGACCACCTGGGTGAGTTGCGCCGCGTGCGCGGCGACGAGTCCGGAATTATCGGCGACGACCGCGACCTTGGTGTCGGTGGTCTCCATGATGCAGTGCTGCGCGCCGATCGCCTGCTCGGTGTGATTGTGCGTGAGCCAGTAGCCCGCGAAGATCCCGCACAGCACGACCGCGCCGCCGATCTCCCACGCGATGCGCTCTAGGCCGATCATGGATGCTGCTTGGACCGTTCGAGCCGCACCTGCAGCTCATCGCGCCAGAGCGTGAGGTTCGATGCGGTCGTCAGGTGGAAATCGTCCAAGTGATAGCGCAGGCCATCGATCGCCGAGATCAATTGCGCGATGGTGGCCGGCGCCTCGGGTAGTGCTGCACCTGGCGGCGGCACGAGAGTAATTCTAGGCATCATGGTGGCGTTTACCTCTTGATCGCGATCAGCACACCCAGGACGACCCCGAGCGCTGCTACAAGCTTGAAAATGTTGTCAATTCGCTTATCGACTTTGGCGGCGAGCGCAGCCTCGAATCGGATGAAGGCTTGCTTCGAGGCCTTCAGGTTCAGTGTGGTGACGTTCGCGGCGAGTGCCTTTCTTAGATCCACGATTTCTGCACGCAGTTCCGTCACGGCCTGTGCTTGCAGGTTATCCCGCTCCACCGAGGGCGCGTTCCTGCCCTTGAAGTTCACCAGCTGATTGATCGTGCCATCGATCGTCGACGTCAGCGTGGTGTCGAAGTCCTTGAGCGGCACATCATCCCCGGCGTCCTCGCGGTCCCAACGCTCGCGCATGGCCTGCATCTCTCTGCTCGTCGGGAACCGATTGAGCTTCGCCACGCTATCACGTCGCGGTGTTGATCTGCGTGACCGCAACGGCCGGGCGCACGGCCGCATCCCAATCGCGGCCGGTGCTGCCATAGATTTTATAGATCCAACCGAAGGCACCATACGCCACGGTGAGCAGCATGGATGCAAAGGCGGTCAGCTGCGTGGTGCGCTCGGCCGCCGTGATCGCGAAGAACTGGACCGCGAAGTAGCTGGTCAGCCAGACCAACAACCCTAAGTAAATGAAGATGATGGCGCGCGGCACGACCCGCCAGCTGTCGAAAATTTCGGCCCCATCCAACCAGCCCTGTTTACTCATGCCACCGCGCCGCCCGCCTGGTTGTAGAAGTCGATCATGTACGCGAAGTCGTGCTGCGGCTGGTGCGAGTGCCCACCCGGGAAGCTGGCCCATTCATCCTTGCAGGCAATCACGGCTTCCTGGATGAGACCCGCGTTGACCAGGGCGAGCGCGCCGCGCTGCTTCAAGAGCAGGATGCAGGCATCGTTCTGTGCGTCCGGCGTGAAGCCGCTCAGGCTCAAGACCTGCTTGCAGCCGAGCCAGGTCTTGAGCCGCATCTGGTAACGCCCGGCTGCCGTCGAAACTTCCCCTTCGTACTCCGCTCCCAAAAAATCCAGTGGCTCGCCCTTCCACTCCTGCAGGCCATCGGGTGGCCGGTGCTCCGCCGGGTGGTAGTTCAGGTCGATGATCGTGTGCCGCCGCGCGAAACACACGCGGTACGAATCGGCCGCGCGGTCGGTGCCCTCGGTGTGCGCGATCACCGCCATGAACGCAAGCGTGTTGGCGTTCACGCGTGCTTGCCGATCGCGACGCCGAGCGGCAGGCAGGTGCCAAACACGATCGCGACGCGCGACGGCGCGATGACCGCGGCGTGCTCGAGCTCGGCCAGCACAGTGACCAGCGGTACCGACTCGATCGCCGCGTGGGCGGCGCTCACCGCTTCGACGAACTCTTTAGGGGTTTGCACCAGTGGGACTCCGTGGGGAAAAGTGGGACGGCGGCGCACTCTGCGCCCGATTCCTCCCGGAGTCTCTGACCATCGTCGCAATTTTATGCCATGCGTCGGAACCAATCGAACCAGGCCGTCATTGCGGTGGCGCTCTGCGCTTCGGAAAAAATTCCGATCGTGTCCGGTCCCGTCGTGAATGCAGACGACACCGAGAGAGTTCCGACCTGTTTGAAGGAACCGTCATAGCCTGAGCGCGAGGCCCGTGCATAAATGGTTCCCGAGGCGAGCTCCAGTTCCAAATAGACGTGTTCGAGCACATTGAAAATTGGCTTTAAGCCCGTGTCCGTCGTCGTCGTGCCGCTGCCGCTGCCGCCGAGGGCAGAAACCTGAACGGTGTAATTATTGGCAGCGCTGCCATCCCACAGCAGGCTCGTGCGCGCTGTTTTACCGGATGAACTCTCATAGGCGAGAATTCCCGCATTATTGTAGGCGGCGTACATTCCGACGTTGAGCTTCGCGCGCACCCGCCACGCGCTACCGGAAATGGCCTGACCGAGATAGCGCGCATTGAAGACCACCGAATCTGACGGAGCCACCAGAGCGCATGCACCTTGCCCGTCCTGGACGGCGGTCGCGCCTCCCTGGTTGTGCCAGGTCCACTTGACGTCAATTGGATCGCCCGCGGCGCCGGTGAATTCATCATCGAGCGCGTTGGGGCTCGCCGGCGGCGTATCCGGCGTCAGGTTGCCGCTGCCGCCCCCACCGCCGCCGCCCGCGATGGTCGCGACCGCATGGCCAGCACTCGGGGATGTGACGACCGCGCCGGTGAGCAGCAGGTCGACGACGTTGGCGACGCTGGTGGAGCCATCGTGCACCGTGAGCGGCGCACCCGTGACCGTCGATAGCGTCTCGAGCTCGGCGTCAACAATGTCCAGGGCCGCGTTGATCGGCACCTCTGGCTCCGACTGCGAGGGGTCGACGTAGGGAAGGTGAAAATGGGTGGTGCTGCCAGTCATGGGAGTTCCTTCAAGACGAAACGGTCGACACAAAGATCGTGGTGTATGAATATTCGGCGAAGAACGGATACGAAGCACCCGCAACCGGCGTGGCCGTCTCAAATTGCGCGGTGATGGTGCCGCTGTCGCAACTGAGAACGACTTGCTGTGCATCGAACGGCGAGATCTCCCCCCTGACGATCCCGGACAGTGCCGACGCATTGAGCTTCGTGATCAGATCGCTGGATGCGGCAGCAAGCGCAGCGATGAGAGATGGGTGATCTGACGAGAAGATCTGCAGCAGCACCGTGGTGCCCGCTCCACCACCGTCTGGCCAATGCGTGACATAGATCTGCGCCTCTCCGCTATGCTCCAGCACCGGCGGGACGCCCAAGAAAGTCACGAACAGGTCTCCTCCGCTGATCCGCAGCACAGCGTTTGCCGGCGTGCCGCGTCCGACCGTCGCCGAGATTTGGTAGACCGCGACCTTGAGTTCGGTGGCTGGACCGCCGAAGTCCGTCATCTGCTCGGCCGCCGTATAGATCGCGACCTGGGCCGAGACGGACAGTGTGCGCACGACGGCGGGCGGCGAGCCGCCATAGATGTCGACCTGGTACGCCTCGGTCGCCTCCGAGAGCGGAATGTCGACGCCCGACATGAGGGTGCGGCCCAAGCGGCCGCGGCGGAACCAGGTGATGTGAATGTCGCCCGGCGAATCGACGATCGCCGCCGCGACCGACACCGGCGAGAACGGGACGAGTGCCTGGCCGTGGCCGGTGAAGGTCTGATCGATGCCGGTCGAGTACGCGAGGCCGAGCGACACGGCCTTGTACTTCAAGGGCGCTCCGAGTTGCGAGAGCTCGAGCACCATGCGCACCAGATCCCCGGTCGACACCACGACGAACTTGTCTGCGGCCACGCTCGAGCCCATCACATGCTCGGTGCCGCGTCGCCCGCGCAAGAGGCGCGACAGATTCCACTGCGTCGGGCTCACCTGGGTCGCGGTACCGAACTGCACAATCTCCCAGCGCCCGTCCGCGCCCATCGCGGCGGTGTTCGCGCCCGCGAGAATGGCATCGTCGGTGCGGCTCTCGAAGGTCACGCTGCCATTGGGCACGTTGACCGTGATGACCGTGGTCGTGTCCCAGGTGTAGGCCTGCGAGGGCGGCACTGGCGCGGCGATGGCGCCCATCGTCGCCTCGGTCGTGACCGCGAACTGCTCGGTGAAGGTCACGCCGCCGTCGAGCGACTGATAGAACAGCGCGCCATTCCAGCGGCCGCCAGCGCCGAAGCGTTGCGCGGCCACGTAGAAGCCCGGATCGTTGTCGGCGTCCGAGAGCGCCGGGAGGTCGAGCAATTCAAAGGAGCTCGGCCCGGTGAAGGACAAGCGCTGCGGTTGCACCAGCGGGATCGAGGGAACCGCGTGGCTGATGTAAGCCCCCGAGTCGTCCTTGACGCAGGAAAGCTTGCGCAGCACCCCCGAGCTATTGGTGTCGGAGACGATGCGCACCCGCTCGAGCACGCCGTCGACCGGCACGGCGATGGCATCGCCGGTGTCGAGTGCGAGCCATGACTGATCGACCGCGATGGAATAGGTGGTGCGCGCGGCCCAGGCATCGGCCCAGATCACTTCCGCGCACTGCGCCGCCTGCGTGTCATCGAGGCACAGCGGCACCGACACGTCGACATCGTTGACCGCTTTGGTGGCGAGCCGGAACGGCGAGTCCTGTTCGCCGTCCTGGTAATCGCGCGCGATGGCTTTGTACTTGAAGCGGATCGAGCGCGGCAGGTCCTCGTCCTGCGCCCGCACCACCGAGACCGAGGGCGGCGGCACGGCGTTGCCGGTTTCCTCGTAGGCGCCGATATCGTCCGTGGTGAGCGTGGCCACGATGGCCTTGCCGCGCCCCGAGAATCTCATCACGCCCTGCGTCTCGACCGCATCGAAGAAGCCGACCGAGCGCAGCGGCGCGAGGATCGCCGAGGCGGAGGCAATGGTCGTGATCGAGTAGCCCCACACCGAGACCGCCGCCATGTCGGTGGTGTCGACCTGGGTGAGACCAGCGCGCGCGCAGACGCGATCTATGATGCTCGCGATCGTGACTCCGCCACCATCTCCGCTGCAAATCTGCATGTCGATCGTGTAAGCACCAGTCTGCAAAAGAGGATACTGCGCCCCGTAGGTCCAGCCCGATGGGATAGTGCCCGCCAACACTGCGGCATCATAGGCAGCAGTCCAGAATGTAGAATTGTCATCGGCTGAGCCGGGAAGCAGACAGGGATTCAGGGGATATTGTTCGACTACCCCGTTCCGCGCGGAACCGTCAGCCCCTGCGATGCTGTAGGAGGCGAGCACTTTATAACTGCCGATGCTGTCGAGAGTCCACGGCCCGCCCCTGACGTATTTGCCGTCTTCTCTGATGCAGTAGCCGCTGATCGGCGCGACCGGCAATCCGAAGCACGGATCTTGCGGGGGTCCCGGATAGCGCGTCACTTCGATCGCGTCATCATAATGGCAGGTGGCGTCGACCCCGTACGCCGGGCAAGCACCGACGTTGCCGCTGCCGGGGGCGGTGAACTCGAATACGCCGTGCACCAGGAAATTGGTGCCGGATTCGGTACTGTACGCACCCACCCAATAGCCGCCCTGATGGGCGTCCAGCCAATCGCAAATCGCCGAGCTGCTGGCGAGTGCCGCGAACGTTCGCGAGCTCACCATCTGCCCATTGAAGTACATATACAGCGTCTGCGCGGTATCGCTGAAGGACGGCGGGAACCACGGCGCGACTCGACCACCAGTGGATGCGCCGGTGCTCCAACCAAAGACCTCGCCCTGCAGGCCACCATCGTCGATCGCTTCGGCCAATGTGTCCCGGATGGCGCCGGGACTGCCGCCGCTCAAAGGTTGAAATTGATAGCTGTGGTAGTTTCTAAAATTGCGCGGATCGATGCCCAGTGCGTTCCATGGGTAAAGAACGTAATTTGAATACTCGCTAGAATCGATGCAATCGCCGGTGCCCCTCTCCGACACCTCGAAGCGGAAATTCGGATGCCGCCAGGCCTGCGAGGTTTGCAGGAGCCGGTTCGGATAGACGATGTAGCACAGGCCGCGCCAGGCCGGAACGTTGCCGTACCCCTGGATTGATTCGATCGTCGGGTCCGCCAGCTGATCCTCGGTGCCAGTGTAGAGCACGAAGGTCTCGGCATAAGCCGCGCTCACCGTCAAGCGATTGGCGTACTCGAGATCGGTTTCGGCCAGCAGGTTCAGGTCGACGTTGGCCGGTTGCTGCGGCCGGATGTCGTACACGATCGCGCCGTTTTCCCACACCCGCAGGATCGTGCCGATCGGTCCTTCGCAGAGCCCGATCGCGATCGACTGGTTGTACTGATAGGTGGTCTGCTGCGGGCCGCCCTTCGCGCTCGTGTGCTTGGAGGTCTCTTGGTACGGCGCGAGCCAGATGACCGTGCCCGCGACGTCGGCCGTGCCGAAGACGATCGGTACCGGGCCGCCGATGCTCGCGGTGGTGGTGCGGCCGTCGCTGATGCGAGGGCCCGCCGGCAGCTGCGTCGGAAACAGCGCGGAGCCCGCGAGCGAGCCCAGCACGAAGCCCAGCTGCGGATAGCCAAAGTACGCGCCGACGACGGTGCCGACGACGATGAGTGCCGCTTGGCCCGCGTTACTCATAGGTCACGTCCGGCAGCGCCCACACGCTCACGGTGCGCGCGGGCCAGGGCGCGCGGTAGCCGTGCTCGACCACACAGCCCACGGCTTCGTACGCATGGATCATCGACGCGCCGGTGTAGATCGCGGCGTGCGAGGGGAACGGGGATTTCGGCCACTGGATCAGCAGCAGCGCGGCCGCCTGCAGGGGGATCTGCCGCGAGTGCTTGGTGAGGATCTCGCTGACCAGCTGCTGCGGCTCGCGGCCGTAGTCGATGGGGAGCAGCTCGAGCGCGGCGGCCGAGTCGAGCTCGCTTAAGCATCCCGCGATGTATCCCAAACAATCACAGCCGATGCGCGTGCGACCCTGATGCACGAACGGCACGCCGACCCACTGCCGCGCCTGGAACACGAGGCGGTCGGCGGCGATCACAGGCCGGCCACCGTGGCGGGACCGGCGAGGATCGCATCGGTGCCGGGGATGAACAAACCGTAGGCGCGCATGTTGACCAGATTCAGGTACACGTTTTTGCACATCTCGAAGGTCCGATCGCAGCCTGGGGAGAGCGTGAATTCATCGAGCGGCGCGATCGGTTCGGGGAAGTCCTCCCACAGTTGAATCACGCCGCCGTTGTCATTCGGGTCGATCTTCACTTCGCGCGAGAAGCCGGTGTTGGCCCCGCTCGTGAACGTCAGTGTCCCGCCTACGTACTTGTAGGGCGGCAGTGGGGACGCCTGCGCCAGATCCACCGAGAACAGCTGGTGATCGGTTTCGGTGACGACGTGCCCGGTGATGGTGATCGCGGGAACGTCGATCTTGCAGCGTGCGTCGCCGAATTTGACCACGTTGCAGGTGGCGCTGAAGGTCTGCACCACGATCTGCGCAAGCAGCTGCGAGAGCCCGCGCACTTCGGTGACATACTTGCCATCGCTGTCGCGGGTGATCGCGCCCAGGAATCCGGATTTGATTTCGAAGCAGCCGTGGCCCGGTGCCGCCCAGTTGCAGACGTAGACCGCGACCGGTGCCATGTCGAGCAGGCCCGCTTCGATCTCGTCGACCGTCACGTCGAGGATCTCGGTGTAGGGAGCCTGGGGGAACGCACCGTCGACCTGCAGGTTGTCGACCGACATATCCGAGTTGCTGGTGATGTCGCCGGCGGTGACGTTGGCGATCGCGAAGTACTCTCCGGCGGCGGAGTCCGGCCAGCCGACGCCCGTCGGCATGTCGATATCG